AGCTTCTTGGCCGAAAACTGTTCATCAGAATGAATTCGACTGGTCCACGCCGGATGTCGTGTACCTGGCTGAGTACTATGAAATCGAGGAGCGTCGTGAGACGACACACATCTATAAGATGCTAGATGGTACTGAGGAACGCTACTCTGACGATGAGCTTGAGGAGCCGGCACGTGAAGCTGGCGAAGGCGAGGACGAAGAGGCGCTACCCACGAAGCGCGATGAACTGAACTCACTTGGTGCTGAGGAGATCCGCACTAAGAAAATCAAGCGGAAGCGTGTGCATAAGTACCTCTTCTCAGGTTCGAAGATCCTAGATGATATGGGACTGATTGCTGGGTCATGCATCCCGGTGATCCCGGTATATGGCAAGCGGTGGTTCGTCGACAACGTCGAGCGGTGCATGGGCCACGTGCGGCTCGCCAAGGATGCGCAGCGCTTGAAGAATATGCAGCTGTCGAAGCTGGGTGAGATCAGTGCCTTGTCCTCAGTGTCGAAGCCGATCGTGTCGCCTGAGCAGATTGCCGGCCACCAGCTGATGTGGGAGGAGGACAACATCAAGAATTTCCCCTACCTGCTGCTCAACCCCGTGACTGACAAGGAGGGGAATGAGCAGACGGTTGGGCCGACAGCCTACACTAAGTCACCCGAGATTCCGCCGTCGCTCGCAGCGTTGTTGCAGCTAACTGAAGATGACATGAAGGACCTGCTTGGTAACCAGCAGGCTGGCGAGGAGATCCAAGGAAATATCTCGACTGAGACCGCCCACCTCATTCAGAACCGCGTCGACATGCAGACTTTTATCTACTTATCGAACATGGCGAAGGCTGTGAAGAGGTGTGGTGAGGTCTGGCTCTCGATGGCGCGCGACGTCCTCGTGGAAGAAGGGCGCGTTATGAAGGCGCGCGGCGCCTCAGGCGAGCTCAGCCGCGTGCAGCTGATGAAGCCGATGATCAACGAGAAGACCGGTGAGGTGGAGCACCGCAATGACTTGGCTAAGGCGAAGTTCGACGTAGCTGTTGAAGTGGGGCCGTCCAGCTCAACGAAGCGGGCGGCGACAGTCCGTGCTCTCATCAACATGGCGCAGCTAACTGAGGACCCGGAGACTAAGCAGGTGCTTGGCTCTATGGCCATGATGAACATGGAGGGTGAGGGTGTCGGCGATGTCCGTCGCTACTTCCGCCAGAAGCTGATTCGCATGGGCGTAGTAAAGCCAAATGAGCAGGAGGCCATTGAGCTCAAGCAGGAGCAAGCTAACCAACAACCTTCGCCGCAGGATCAATACTTAACCGCGGCTGCTGGGGCTGAGCAAGCGCGCGGCGTGAAGGCGCAGGCTGATACCATCGCAGTGCAGGCGAAGGCTGATAAGGACCGCGCGGATACACTGAAGACTTTAAATGACATTGATAAAGATCAAGGTCATCTAGCAATCAAGGCGATTCAGGAGCTGGGCCCGCGTGTAACGCCGCCAAGCTTGCCTGGTTCGCCAGTGCAGAATTAGTTGTGGTTGAGTATCATCCAACCATGACATGTTAACGGTATCCGCCCCGCCGCTGAGTGGGTGAGTTAGACGAGGTCAGTATGGGTAACGAAACGGCAGAGACGACGACTGAAGTGGTAGTTGACGAAGCGGCGCAGGCCGCAGCGGCAGCTGCTTTGGCGACTGCAGGCGCTGAGCAAACATCCGGCGCTGATGACACCAAGACAGGCGAGACGCTCGCTGGTGAAACAGGAGCTGAAGCAGATGAGGTCGTAGTCACCATTGGGGATGAAGCGCCGCCCCAAGAAGAGGAAGAAATTGCTAAGGCCCCAGAGTGGGTGCGTGAGTTGCGTAAGACGAATCGCGAGCTGGTGCGTCAGAATCGAGAGCTGCAACGACAACAAGCTGAGAAGACCCAGGCTGCGCAAGCAGCTGAGCTGGGCGCTAAGCCGAAGATGTCGGATCCAGAAATCGACTATGACGCCGCTAAGTTCGAGGAAGCGTTGAGTGCGTGGAATGACAAGAAGCGCCAAGCTGATCAAGAATCTGCAAACCGTCAAGCTGCTGAGCGTAAAGCTCAAGATGCTTGGCAAGCGCAGCTTGATAAGTACGGTGCGGCTAAGGGTCAGCTGAAGGTCAAAGACTTCACTGAAGCTGAGGCCACGGCAATGGAGGCTCTCAACCAGGTGCAGCAAGGCATTGTGGTGCAGGGAGCTGACAACGCTGCGCTTGTCATGTACGCGCTTGGCAAGAACTCTGCTAAACTCAAGGAGCTTAGCTCAATCACTGACCCCGTGAAGTTCGCCTTCGCGGTTGCCAAGCTGGAGAAAGACTTGAAACTTACAACACGCAAGGCGCCACCGCCGCCTGAAAAGACGGTGACTGGCTCGGCTCCTAAGTCAGGAGCTGTTGACTCACAACTCGATCGGCTGCGCGCTGAAGCTGAGAAGACTGGCGACTACACGAAAGTGAACCAGTATCATCGGCAGAAGCGTAAAGCTTCGTAACAACATTTTTCTTGGAGTTCTACAATGAGTAATTCATTCAGCAAAGAGGAGCGCGTTGCATTTGAGCAGCTGATCCTGGGTTTTGACGATGCCCTGGTCCTGTCTCGCAACGTTGCCAAATACAACCCATCGTCGCAGGAGATGGAGCGCGCCGGCGACGTCATTTGGCGTCCACAGCCGTACATCGCGCAGTCGTTCGATGGCATGGATCAGACCGGCAACTTCCAGAACCAAACGCAGCTGTCAGTGCCGGCTACGCTTGGCTTCAGCAAATCCTCGCCGTGGATCATGGATGCGAAGGAGCTGCGTGACGCGTTGCAGGAGAACCGTCTAGGCGAAGCCGCGAAGCAGAAGTTGGCGTCGGACATCAATGTCGCTATCATGAACGTTGCGGCTCAACAAGGCACGTTGGTTGTGAAGCGCACGGCAGCAGCCACGGGCTTCGACGATGTCGCGGCAGCCGAGGCGATCTTCAACGAGCAAGGCGTGCAAATGTACGACCGTTGCTTGGCGCTCAGCACGCGCGACTACAACGGCATGGCGTCGAACTTAGCAGGTCGTCAGACAATGCAGGGCAAGGTGCAGACGGCTTACGAAAAGGCCTATGTGGGTCTGATCGCGTCGTTCGACACTTACAAGCTTGACTACGCGAACCGCCAGGCGGTAGCTGCGGGCGGCGGTGGTCTCACCATCAACACCACGTTGGCAGGTGCACAGTTCTACGTGCCGAAGGCGACGTCAGTTGCGGCAACGGGCGAAAAGAACAACGTCGACAACCGCTTTCAACGGGTGACGATCTCGTCCACCACCAACGTGGCAGCAGGCGACTGCTTCACCATCGCGGGTATGGATTCGGTCCATCACATCACGAAGGGCGATACCGGTCAGCTGAAGACGTTCCGCGTCATCAGTGTGGACTCGGCTACGACGATGACCATCAGCCCGCCGATTATCAACGCTTTAGGTGGTTCGACAGCTGAGCTGCAGTACAAAAACTGCGTGGCTGTTTCAACGTCGACTACTGCTGCAATCGTGTTCTTGAACACGGCTACGGCCTCCATCAACCCGTTCTGGCAGCGCGACGCCTTGGAAATTCTTCCAGGCCACTATGCGGTGCCGACGGATGCCGGCACGGCTGTGATGCGAGCCACCACGGAGCAAGGTATCGAGGTGGTTTGGCAGAAGTTCTACGACATCAATACGATGAAGACGAAGTATCGTCTTGATACGTTGTTCGGTGTTGTGAACAAGCAGCCTGAGATGAGCGGGATCATCCTGTTCAGCCAGCCGTAATCAACCGTTTCAACTTCTCAGGAGAATATCATGGGTTCACAAACAGTTCCTCCGTTCGGCACACTGACTGTGTCAGTAGCTGCTTCGGCCAAGGTTGCAACCTACTCGGCTGCTCCTTACACGGTGGATCAGGTCGTCGGCTTTCCTAACGAGCCGCCTGCCTTATCCAATTTGTTCAACAACTCAGGCAGCAACACATCGGCGGCGTTCACGTTAGCTGGTCAGGCAGTCATTAACGCTGGTTCACAACCGGTGCTCGTCAACGTCGGCGCCTCGGCGTCGGTTTATGAGCGCTTAGATGTGACTCAGCCCACTCCAGGGGTGCTCAACGCGACCGGTGCCCTGACTGCTGCGTTGATCCTCGCTGGCATCGTCACGTCAACCACGGGTGCGGCTGTCGCCGCCACCTTGGATACTGGTACGGTGATGGATGCAGCGTTGACCATGGCGGTCGGTGACTCGTTCGACTGGTCGGTAATTAACACCGGTGCGAATACATTCACGGTGACGGCTGCAGCGGGCCACACCATCGTGGGTGTGGCTGCAGTGGCGACAGTTACGTCTGCCCGATTCATCACGACGAAGACTGCTGCGAATACGTTCATCACGTATCGCGTTAGCTAGTCTTGAAGAGGAGGGCGGTGGGTAACTGCCGCCCTCACCTTATTCGCACGGCAAAACTAACAGGAGTGAGCGACGATGAGTTTTCCAACAATTGTATACAAAGACAAAGGTCCGCACCAACGAAAGGGTGGCACCTACGATTATAAGGGCGTTGCTGACCAAGAGGAGCTAGATGCAGCCATCGAAGCCGGTTGGCATACTACGCTGCCAGCGGCGACTGGCGAGGTTGTATCCGTTGCGGCTGATTTTGATCGCTTGAAGAGTGAAATTGAAACACTCGGCGACAATGAGCCACCTACCCGCGCGGAACTTGAGCACCAAGCAAAGGAACTGGGTATCAAATTCAGCAAGAAGATGACTGACGCCGAGTTAGCTAAGCTGATCGACGTCGAATTGGGGAGCTGACCATGGGCTGGACTAAGCGGCAATTTGTCGAGGCGGCCTTTGAGGAAGTGGGCTACGCTTCTTATGCCTACGATCTGCAGCCGGAGCAGCTGCAGTCTGGGTTGCGGCGCCTCGAAGCGCTAATGGGCACCTGGAATGGCCGCGGCGTGCGCATTGGTTATCCGCTGAGCTCCAATCCAGATAATGCTAGTTTAGATGAGGTGACGAGTGTGCCTGACGCCTCCAACGAGGCGATCTACTCGAATTTAGCGTTGCGCGTGGCGCCGCTTGTCGGTAAAACTGCCTCGGCTGAGACGAAGACGACGGCGCGCAGCGCTTATTTGGAACTGCTGAGCCGTTGCACGAAGCCAAATGAGATGCAGCTTCCGCATACGCTGCCATCGGGGGCGGGGAACAAACCATGGCGGACTGACACGCCGTTTTTGCAGGTGCCAGACGATCAACTCGATGCTGGCGACGACAGCACAATTGATTTTAACTGAGGATTTTGTCATGACTCAAATCAACCAACTTACAAGAGCCTCAGACGTAGCCGCTGGCGATTTGGTGCCGGTGTTCAGCACTGATAACGGCGATGCGCGGGCGGCGGCCATCTCAGTGCTGTTGGCGTATATGCAAGCTAACTTGGATTTCCCGTCGACGTTCGCTGAGTATGTGACGCAGTATTCAGCGCCGAACGCATCAGGGTTTAACGTCACCATCACGGATGGGGCGAGCAACAACACCAACGTGCACTTGATCTTGACGCCGACTGGCGGTTTCGCGGCCGGGACGATCACGCTCCCAGCGAAGGCCGGGCTCGCGGATAAGCAGGAGGTGCTCGTCAACTGCACGCAAGCTGTTACGACATTGACCATTGGGCTTAATGGCGCCACTGGCGCGGTTGGAGCCCCGACTACCTTGGCGGCAAACGCCTTTTTCCGGCTCAAATATGATGCCGTCACTTCTAACTGGTACCGAGTGGGGTAAACTACAATGGAACGCATTAATAAATCTCCGAATGTCATTCCGGTCACGGCAAGTGATTCCACGGTCTATACACCGGCATTGATTGCCTTGCGGGTGGGGACGACAGCTGGTACGCTTGTCGTCTTCAGCGGCGGCCAGCAGGTAACGATCCCGAATGTCCTCGCCGGCGAGACAATCTACGGGTCATTTAATAAGGTTATGGCTGCCTCGACTGCAGTCGGCATCAACGGCTTCCAATTTCCTGAGTGAGTCATGCAGATTCCTGTACTCAACGGTGTTTATACGAATGAGGCCGCAGATTTCCGTGTGTCTTACCCGTATAATTTGGTGCCGGTGCCAGTCGATCAAGGAATCAGCCAAGGCTATTTGAGGCCGGCTGAGGGTGTGACTGCCTTCACTGGTTCAGGGCCAGGGGTGGATCGTGGCGGCATTAACTGGAATGGAGTCTGCTATCGGGTGATGGGCACCAGTTTGGTGTCGATTGATTCGGGAGGGGTCATCTCCGTGCTGGGCGCCGTGGCTGGCACAGATCAAGTATCATTCGACTACTCATTCGACTTCTTAGCGGTATCTGGTGGCGGCAACCTATATCTGTGGAACGGCGCCACCTTGGTGCAAAATACGGACCCTGATTTAGGGACGGTCGTCGACTTCATCTGGGTAGATGGTTACTTCATGACTACTGATGGATCATTCTTAGCTGTCACGGAGCTGACAAACCCCTTCTCAGTGTTACCAACGAAGTACGGCTCATCTGAGGTGGACCCTGACCCGATTTTAGCGCTGCTGAAATTGCATAATGAGCCCACTGCAATCAATCGTTACACGATGGAAACCTTCAGCAACATCGGCGGGGATGGTTTCCCATTCAGCCGTATTGATGGTGCGATGATTGACAAAGGGGCGGTTGGTACGCACGCTTGCTGTGTGTTTAT